GAATTCTTGGCTTTTAACTTCCGATCTAGAAGAAGCAACAGACCACTGTAATCATGCAATTAGCAAAAGCTTATTGCGTGGTTTTCTCAGTGGAATCAATTTAGGTAATAGTACCTATTATGAAACTGTTACTGATCTTCTTTGTAGTCCGCGTCGGGTATTTTACCCGATCGACATAGATGGGAAGATAATAGATTACGATGTTATTATTTCCAAATCTGGCGTCCTTATGGGCGATCCAGTTACAAAAATTGTGTTAACTCTCTACAATTTAGTTGCAGAGGAGGAAGCAGCACTTAAGTTCTGCTTCCCGTTAACTTGGAAATTAACTCGTTCGTTTGATTCTCAGATTAAAGCTCCTTGGCGCAACTTTAGTTGTGCAGGTGACGATCATTTGGCCATTGGGCCAAAACGTTACCTTGAACTTATCGAGCAGGCTCATGTCGATAACCTTATGGTTATCGGCAAAGGCTCTCAATTCTTCTCAAGAAGAATTGCTCGTTTTTCTGAGAAATTAATTTATTTAAATTCTGAAACAGTTCTCGAAGGAGACTTGTTTAAGAAATCGTACAACGAATCATGCTTCATTGACGCACTTAAGGTCCGTCTTTTTAGCACCTGTACAAAAGTTCGCGAGTCAGAAGATGACCGCAACCCTAGTATAGGAAAAGGTAAACAGCTCTTTAAAGAGGTTGTTTGGTTTCCAAATAATTGGAAAACCTTTTTAAATTCGTTTTTAAATAGATTCTTCCAGCGTATGCGGAAGTTTATTCCTATTAATGAACCCACGATATTATTACCTGGGTTTCTAGGTGGTTTCGGTTTCTCCGCTTATAGAGGAGATGACCCGAAATGGAAAGAAATCCTTCCCCTTATGAGGAAGGAAGTTCTTCGTGGCCTAACTTTCCTTTCTATTACTAGAAATGAAAAAGCACTTATGTGCTTAAGTAGGGTTCAATCAGCCTATTCCTCTCGAGGAATTAAGACTGTTCACGTAGATGACGTTTCATTGGCAATAGCCCATGCATTTGATCACTACGCTTATTATAATGGTTCACAACCTGAACCGGTGGTTTTCTCTTTAGAGAATCATCCGCTTAAGCGTGATGCCTATGTATCTAAACTTAGGTTTATAGATTTAGGAAACCACTTAATGAACTATGGGTATGTTTCTGAAAAGTACATTAATGCACTTTTACATAAACATGAAACAATTGTAAAATTGTTAACCCAAGATCCAATTTCCTCATTCATTGAACGCTCTTATGAGCAAAGAATGAGGGTTTTAAATTCATCTTTAGATGAATTAAAAGCTCCTACTGATATTAATATCAGTGAAGTATTGAAGTTCTTTGAATCTTTTCCAAACCTTGAAAAGATGTTGATCTCCCTATCTAAAGATAGGTGGATCCTCAAAGAAACTTTAATTGACGCCGATAAAAGTATCGGCGTTTGTTCAGACCATGGACTTAAGTCCCTGTTTCTTAGCCTTCCGAATTTTGAAGTTCGTTTGACTAAGGGAGTTTTCCGGGAGTAATCATTTAAATGATTATTGGGGCCCTAAGGCACCCTTCACTCTTTGAAACCCCTTGCCTGATTTAAACTAATATTGACAGCTTAGTGGCCGTCAATACATTCCGTTGGCCTTCGGTATCCTTGATTTAATGATCTCGGATCCCCTCTTTAAAGAGAGGTCAATGAAC